TCTCTCACCAACAATGTAAGGACGACGATCACTAACAGGACCGCCTGCTGCCAATATGCCTGGTATGATACTGCCACCAAACAAGCCGCCTCCGCCACCCTTGACTTGATTGCCTGACATGGTAAACAAGTTGGCCATGGTCTGGCGAATCTGACTGCGCAGTAAATCTTCTAGCATTGAGTTTACAAACTCTTTGAATTCAAACTTACCAGTCTTGGCAAACTTCACAATCATGTCTTCCATGCCCTGTGTGGCTTTGCGGAACACGTTTTCTACATTCTTGGCAGCATTGGTAGCATCATCAACATATTCATTCAGTGCTTTCTTTAGACCAGTCAGACCATTACGGCTGGCTTCATAACTTTCAGTTTCTGCTTGTTTAAGTTCTTCAATGCCTTTTCTTGCTGTTTCATAATAGGCCTTGCGTTGATTCTCATCTAGATTTTTACCAGTGCGAACTTCTTCTGCTTGTATCTGTGCTTCAGCAGCATCACTGGCAGCTTTTTCAATGTCAGCATACTTCTTGGCAATGCCGCTGAGAGTGGCTGTGCTCATTTCATGCTGAATGTCTCTGATTTTCTTTTGTAGATCAAACTGTGACCTTAGGCTAAACTGCAAGAGATTGTATTCAGCAGTGCTGGCATTCAAAGCATCCTGTGCAGTTTTTACACCTTCTATGCCTTGTCTAGCGGCTTGATAATATTCAGCGGCTTCAGTAGGATCTAATTTCTCACCACGACGTGCTTCTTCAGCAGCAATGGCAGCTTCTGCACTACGGCGAGCAGCCAACTCTACTTCTAGATAACCTTTGGCCTGTAGTGGCAATAGTTGCAAGGCAGAACGTTCAGCTAATTTGTCTGCTTCTAGTTGCAGTCCTATGAATGACTGTGTGGCAAACAGGCTGACTTGTTTTGCACGTTCATCTTTGATTCTAGAATCTACTAATCCATCAATGGCTGTTTTCTGTGCTTGGTATTCTTGTGTTAATTTCTTCTGTGCTTCTTGAAGTTTTGGGATAACTGCGAGATCCACAGGCGTGCCTGCTTGGCGACGTTGACTTATTTGATCTTGTAGTTTAGATAGTTCTTGATTGAAAGTTTTTTCAGCCGCGAATCTTTCTTGGGCTGCTAATTTCTGTTTATCAGTTTGATTAATGGCTGCGGTGTCTAAGGCAAATTTCTTGTTGGCCTCTGCATTTGTGTCCTTGTAGCTTTGCAGGATTTTCTGCAGTTCACTGGCAATTTTTTGATTTTCAGTCTTGATTTCTCTTAATTTTGCTGCCTCAGCTTCTTTTGCCGCTGCCGCTGCCGCTTCAAATTTAGGATCTCTTGTGCCTCTTGAATTGCCAGCTTCAGCATTTCGCGGATCTTCTAGACCAAATAATTGTTTTAGTTTATTATAAGCATCACTGGCCTGATCTGCTACAAAAGAAAACGCCACTCCCAAGGCACCAATACCTGGTATGCTTTTAACAGCAAATTTTCCTATGTCAGGAAGGTAGTCTAGAAGCGTCTTTAACGTCTGACGTAAAAAACTACCTGTGCTGTTCAATTGTCCCATGACAGCACCAAAGTTACGGAATAAATTAACTCCTATTGACGTTACTGAAACTACTGCCGCAATACCTGCTTTAACTGCCACAAATCCTGCTGTGACCAATGCCACTGCCTTACCTAATATGAAGAAGCTGGCAACCACAGCCCCAATCTGCACTATGATTTTGATAAAACTACCAAATGCTTCGCCTGCGGTATTGATGCTGGCTGCGAGTTTACTAATTGGTTCCAAGGCAGCTAATAGTTCTATCTGCAATTTCTTAAATGCTAAAGCAAAATTACCACTGGCATCGCCTGCGGCTTTCACTGAGGCAGCACTAAGCCCACTCTTCTTGATAAATTCGTCAAGATTGGCATTGACTTTGGCAAAGTCTACACTGGCAAAACTCTTGTTAAAGATAGCAACTGCTAACGCAGTACGTTTGGCAGCATCATTGGTATTGGCCAATCCTTGTATGGTTCTACGTAATAGATCTTGTTCGCTTAGAGTTTCTAACTCTTTAAATGATATTCCTAATTCAAGGAAAGCATTTTGACTGTTTTTGCTGCCTTCAACCGCTTCATTTAGTGTCTGGTTAAAACGACCTATGCCGTTTAGAGCACCATCAACACTGCCGCCTGCGTCAGCAATAGCACTGCTGAAGCCCATGACATTCTTTAAGGCCATACCACTGGCATCAGCAATATCATTAACACTATCTGCTAATTGAAAGGCGCTGGTAACAAAGGCACCAATGGCCAAACTACCTATTGCGCTCTTGAGATCCCCAAAAGAAGCCTGTGTTTTAGTAACTTCTGATTGTAGTTTTTGCAGTGGTGATACACTGCCTGTGACATCAGTGGTTATTGAATATCTTAGATCGCCCGCCATATTATTTCCTCAACATTTGTTTGGTAATTGTGGCAACATATTTCTCTGTGGGCTCACTCATGCCCTTGGGTGCTTGTTTGCTACTGCCTTGATCCAATGTTTGAGCATAGGCATAATCAGCGTGTATGGTATTGTTTTTTAACACAGTGCGGCGACGAGCATTGCCTTTGTCTATGGGTGTTTGACTGACAAAATACTCATAGGCTTTGGCAGGTATTGAAGAGATCCTTGCTTCAAGATCTTTGAGACTCTTGGTCATGGTGTTCTGAGTCATTCTTATATTGGTCTTCACGGTGTATCAGCTCCTTGCATTATGTAGCATTTCACGCAGTTCATCAGTGCTGTAATTTTTATCTACACTACTGACCTTGCCGTCTGCTTGATCCTGCTTGTGTCTGAAATATCTTGCTGACAAATCCAACACATATAAATCAAATGTTGTTGCTCTGCTCAGGGCCTCGCTGGGCAACAACCCATATTCCTTGGCGAGATTGTTGAGAGTCAGCATCAAACTGGTGTCAGTGCTGTCCCATTCAACGTCTTGCCCTATCACTTTCCCAGAGTTTCAACAACCTTGGCAATGACTTTGATTAAAAGATTGCTAGGCAACATGTTTTCATCTTTGATAATTTCTTTGCCCTCTTCATCTAAGATCAATGTCTTGACCAATGTGATCATTTCTACAAGATTCTGTTGATCTGCATTGGCTAATCTCATAAAGATATCAAGGGGTTGGCGATCCCAGGAATAAAATTCAACTGGTTCGCCGTATTCTTTGACCGTGGCTTCATCGTCAAGAGAGAATACTATAAGTTTGGGTTTGGCTGCAATTTGGGAAAGTTTCATCTGTTAATCCTTTTGTCTATGTATCATTGTATGAGCAACTACTAAAATAAATTTCAGTCTGCTCTGAGCTTTTTCTATATCACCTTTGGCACACTTTATTTCATTAGTGCATTTGGCAATCTCTGCAATCAGACTTTGAAGCAATTCATTGTCTGACTTTGAATCTAAAATATCCATAAATCTTTTACCTTTGTATTTAGTTAAGCATAAAAGAAAGGGGGTTTTTACGCCCCCTTTCAGTCTATCTTACGATAGTTCGCTCCCAGGTATTGCTTAGGAAGTAGCAACTATGTATTCGCCTGTCACTGTGATAGTGATAGGTGATACCCATACAGGTGCATCTGCTGACACTGTTGGTGCAAGACCAGTGATAAAGCCTTGTCCTTTGATTACTCTATCTGTAGATGAATTTTCACGCATCTTCAGTGTAAAGCAGATTGGTGTCTTGTTGCGGCTTAGACCTAATAGGCCTTGATCTGCAACCACTGCTGATTGAGCAGCGTTGAGAGTGGTGCCAAAGAAACTGGCATCATCAACCACAATGTTCATGCTCAATGAATTTGTAGAAGTTGTTGCTACCTGTTGTTTAGCACTGCTGTCCAACTGACTCCAAGTAAAAATATCGTTGGCTGCGTTAATAGTCACGTCTTGGATTGCAGGCACAGCTAATGCACTTGCGCCTAATACGATTGCAGTTGGTGGACTTCCTGTTACTGTAGAACTGGCAGTTGTGTCAATTGTAAGAACAATTTGACTTGATGTGCCTGGTCCTGGATTAATATATGCCATGGTGTGGCTCCTTATGTTAGTTTAATGTATCGCAATTCTATTTCTGTGACGAGTTTGTCTGTGTCAAAACTGGTGCTGACATCTACTTCTCTACTGGTGAAACCACTGGTAGTAGGTAGAATGTCTTTGGCAGTTCTAATCAGTTCAACAACATCATCATAGTTTGGTGGTATGGTTTTGGCATCATTGGCAAAATACACAACCACAGTGATAGTATCTCTAGTGATATTAACACCACTCAAAGTTCGTATCAAAGACTCTGAAGTAGATTGATCCACATCTACATAGATCTTTTTCAAGTTCTTGATGTATAGTGGCACACCGCTTTCACTGAAAGGCAATTCACTGCTAACAATGAAACTGCCTAGACTCAGGGTCTGCAAGTAATCAATTACTGAAGCTCTCATCTAACTCTCTTTAAGTTAAACTGGCCTGGTGACTTCTCTGAACTTGCGATTGTGCCGCTGTCATCAAAGTCATACCAATCACCAGCTGTGATTAATTCACCAAACAAACTTTCTGCTCGTTGTGTGTAGTAGGCCATCTTCTGGCGTTCTGCACTGTCTTGATTACCAAAATCAGCTATTGATGGAAGGATATATTCTGCCAATGCAGTGAACACACATAGCTCAGTGAAATCACTTTCACGTGCTATGATTCTATCTGGATCCAAAGCTGGGACGTCTGCCACGGTATTATATACTATGGATGCGTCACGCTTGATGTAATAACTTCTCCACCAAGCACTGGCTCGCAATTTGGATAAAATGCGATCCGTGGCTCTGATCAATTGTTGTTCAATTGCATCGTCAGAAAGGCCTTCATTAGCTTCAAACAGTCGTTGATCTTTATTCACGACGTCTTGAAACTCCGCAAAACTGATCACTGTTGATGATTCTATTACGAAGGCCATTTTATTCCCCTTTACTCAATGCTGGAATCAAATATGCCGCATACGCCAGCAGCATCATACAATTCACCAACACCGTAGATTGCGGAACCAACTAGGTCAAAGCCACGCTTGGTTGCTTCACGCTGTGATTCAATCTTGATGTCTTGCATCATTGCTAGACCAAATGCATCTTTGTGCATAATCAAGTTAGCATAGTCACCAGTTGCATTGCTAGAAGCAGTTGACTGAGCAATCAAGCTAGACTGATAAACAGGCACGCCACCTAGCATACCCATAAAGCCGTTACGCAATGCGTCATTACCAACCATTGACGCAGGAGCGGCAAAAGTAGATGTTAAAACGCTGGCAACATCATAGGCCACATTAGGGTGTAGAACGATAGCACAATCATTTGCAGTATCGTAACCTTGGCTACGCAATTTAGCGATTGCTTGGAAAAGCAATGCTGGAGTAGCCGCTGTGGAAACACCACCAACAGTTACTGATAGGCCGTTAGCCAATGCCAACAAGTCTGCGTCCATCTTGCGAGCGATTGCTTCGCCAAACAAACGACCAATGTCGCTGATTACATTAGAACTAGAAGCCATGATAGCCAAGTCACTGATCTGTGCAGTCAAACCAACTTCTGATACAGTTAGTGTAGCACCATCTGTAGAGATTGCAGTAAATGTAGGTGCAGTACCTTCAGTCAATGCAGCCGCTGTCTGCTTGGGATAGATAGGAACTGTAACAGTCTTACCTTGACCTGCTGCCAATGTGTAGTTGCGAACAAGTCCACGCATGATAGACTTCTCGCTGGCCACGAATAATGCTTCTGCAACGATACTTGGCAATAGGTCGTTGAGGGTTGTTGTGTTAGTAACTCTTCTCCTC